AAAGCCTTGGACCACGGTATTCAGACGTTCGTGGATCACGACTTGAGCCTGGAGATAGGACACATAGGGACTCACGAGTATCGATGGAGCGATGTCGAATATGGCCCTAAACACTTACAGTGCACTACAAACAACAATAGCTAATTATCTCTCACGAGATGATCTTACTTCCGCGATCCCAGATTTTATCCAACTTGCTGAAATACGCTTGCGTCGAGATTTACGCCTGCGGCAGATGCTTACACAAACATCGACAGCGGCAACCGGTGGGGTTGCAACAATTAGCCTCCCTAGTGACTTCTTGCAAGCGAGGGATGTGTACGTTGATTCTGATCCCGATTTCCCGATTACGTTCGCAACGCCGAGCATCTTTATTAGAAATGGCAGGACGAACCAAAGTGGTGTACCGGCTTTCTATACGATCCTCGGTACGACGATTCAGTTTGCCCCAATTCCTGACAGCAATTACACGATCAAGATCCTTTACTACGCAGCGCCTGACTTTCTCTCGTCTGCCAATACGTCAAACCTCTTCCTGACAACTTGCCCAGACGCGTTGCTTTACGGATCGCTGGGCGAGGCAGAGCCTTATTTAATGAATGATCCGCGTCTCCAGACCTGGGGCGCTCTGTATGATCGTGCCATTGCTGCGCTTACGAAATCGGACGAAGAGGCTCAGTATTCCGGCGTTCCTCTTGCAATGACATTGGCTAAGCGATGAGAGTCAATTTTGGTGAGTGGCTGCCAGATCAACCAGGAGTCGCCGGTGCTCTGGTAGAGGCCCTGAACGTCATTCCTCAGCAGGTTGGCTATGGACCCCTGTCTACGCCTACGGAGTGGTCCAACGCTGCTTCAGAGTCGCTCAATTCTGTGGTTTCTGCAACGGGCGTTGACGAGTCAACGACAGTCTTTGCAGGCGGCGAAACGAAACTATTTAAGCTAGGTACGAATAGAAATCTGACGGATGTGTCCAAATCTGGTGGCTACGTGACACCATCGGATCAGAAATGGCGATTTACTCAGTTTGGGAATCGAGTGATTGCAGCTAACGGCGGTGCTCGATTGCAGGGGTTCTTGCTGGGTTCGTCTTCGCTGTTTGCAGATCTTGGTGCGGCAGCTCCTAAATCTCGGTATGTCACAACGATTAGGGATTTTGTTGTCGCTGGTTTCAACAATGGGACAACAATTTATCCAAACAGGGTTGAATGGTGTGCCCTTGGCGATGAGACGAGCTGGACTCCATCGGCTGCAACGCAGTCTGATTATCAAGATATTCCAGATGGAGGTCATGTCAAAGGATTAACCGGCGGTGAATTTGGGCTGGTCTTTTTGGATCGTGCAGTCGCTCGTATGTCGTACGTGGGAAGTCCGCTTGTTTTTCAGTTTGACACGATTTCAAGAGGGTTGGGGTGCATTGAGGCCGGATCGGTTGTGCAATACGCTGGCATGTCATTTTTTCTGTCTGATGATGGTTTTTACCGGTGCAATGGTCAGTCCGTCGAATCAATCTCTGTAGAGAAGGTGGATCGATGGTTCTTTAACACAGCGGACGTATCGCAGCTCTCGTTAATGTCTGCTGCTGTCGATCCCTTGAAAAATCTTGTGATCTGGGCATTCAGGACGGTTAGTCAAACGACAGCGTTGCTTATTTACAACTTTAATCTGAACAAATGGTCTCACGCCGAGGTAACCCTTAACACCATTTCCTCATCGACTGCGATTACCACATCGTCTTCATCTGGGCTGACGTTGGAGCAGTTGGATGCCTACGGGAGCATTGATTCGTTGCCTGCAAGCCTTGATTCGTTTGGGTTTACGGTGACATCGAATCTTTTGACAGGAACTATAGGTGCGAAGATCGCAGCATTTTCTGGGAACAATCTCACTGCAAGCATCATTACACCTGACATGGGGTTGGGTGATACACCATCCGTAATGACATTGGTCAGACCTATCGTTGATAGCGGGTCGTGTTCCGTGCAGGTCAATTCCAGGCGAAGATTGAACCAGCAAACCGATTTTACCGGTGCGACTTTCAGCGCAAATTCTGACAACAGGATTGGACTGAGATCAGCTGGAACGTATCATCGCCTGAATGTCATACCATCCGGTGTTTGGACATCTGCTATCGGGGTGGATGTGACGCTTGTCCCACAGGGCGTGAGATGAATTTCAGGACGCTACCTCCATTTGGTGGCGATCAACGCGCTGTTGCCGAGATTGTCCGTGGGATTATGGACGGTAAGACCAACAACACGGGAACGGTCACGTTAGCCACAGGAAACGCGACTACAACCACGATTACAGACGCTAGGATAGGGGTAGAAAGCAAGATCATCCTTGTCCCTTACTCTGCTGCCGCTTACGCTGATTCGATCCCTTATGGCTCGTTTTATGATGTCAATACTCAGACTGCCGCAAGTTCGACAACAGCTTATGCAATTACGCTTTCCAATACCGATTTATCAAATAATGTCTACCTCTCGAACTCATCAAGAATCAATGTCAGGGCTGCTGGTAAGTACAACTTCCAATTCTCAATCCAGTTTGCCAACGATGATTCGCAGATTCAGGACGTTGATGTTTGGATTAGAAAGAATGGCGCAAATGTTGCAAACAGTAATTCAAGGTTTTCAGTCAATTCAAAGCATGGAGCAATAAAAGGGCATTTGATTGCCGCGCTTAATTTGTTTGTAGACCTGGCTGCCAATGACTACATAGAGCTGATGTGGCATACCACATCTTCGTCACTTACGATTGAGTATTTCGGAACCCAATCGAGTCCTACGCGGCCTGCTATTCCTTCGGTGATTGCCACGATGCAGTTTGTAAGCGGGTTTTCTAACGGTGGGGTTTATGTTTCTGCTGTTGACAACGGGTCCGCGACGATTACGCATTTTCCAAATGGCACCTCTGACAAAACTTACGGTTATGTGGTGGTGGGATGAACATCCAATATATCAAGCCAGATGAACTCAGGAAGGTTTGGAAACACATCAAGCCAGGACTTGAGACTATCCTGCAAAAAAGTCCAGAGGCTTGGATACCTGAAGATATCTATTCTGACTGCTTTAACCAGCGATCAATGTTGTGGGCGTTTATTGAGAGAAACATTGTCTTGGGCTTTGTTGTTTTGCAGCCTATGGGCGATAATTTGCATATTTGGTGTGCTTTTGGCAAGGGAGATTTTGATGCAGGTCTGGATCATGTACTCCGTATTGCGAGAGAGGGTGGAGCAAAAACTGTTAGCTTTGATTCGTGGCGTAAGGGCTGGGATCGGAGGGCTAAGGCGTTAGGTTTTCGACCCAGAAAATGGGTAAAAGAGGTTTGATATGACCGGTAAATGGGTAAGAGAGGTTTGATATGGCTGGTGGATCGACGAACACAGTAACGAGGACAGAACTTGATCCAGCGATGCGTCCGTATGTGCAGTACGGGCTGGGCGAGGCTCAACGTCTGTATCAGGCTGGCGCTCCAGAATACTTTACAGGCCAGACGTACATTGGCCCGTCCCAACAGACGCAGTCTGCTTTGTCTGCCATGCAGGCAAGGGCCATGCAAGGAAACCCGCTTGTACCTCTGGCCCAACAACAGCTTGCAACAACGCTCGGTGGGACTCGCGCAGAAACGCTCGGTTCTGCTGTATCCCCAACGCTTGCAAGCACCATCGGCGGCGGCTATCTAGGGCAGAACCCCTACTACACGGCGGCACTTCAACCTGGCTTCCAGGCAGCGAGTACGTCCTACCAAGACGCAATCAACCAGATGAGATCAAGAGCGTCTGCTGCCGGACGATACGGGACGAACGAGGCTTTAATGTCCCAAGAGCAAAGGGCGCAGGGTGCTCTTGCTAACGCACTTGCTAACCAAGCGGCGCAGTTGGGTTATTCCGGTTACGAGGCTGAACGCGGAAGGCAGCAGCAGGCTTTGGGTATGGGTCTTGATCTTTACGAGGCCGAGAGAGCAAGACAACAAGCGGCGATTGGAGCAGCACCAGGTTTATCCGCTCAAGACTACACGGACATTGCCCAGCTCGCGCAGGTAGGTCAGGCTTCGGAGGCTTACCAACAAGCCGCGTTGCAGGATGCAATCCAGAGATTTAACTTTCAGCAACAAGCACCGTACTCGTCGCTTCAATCGTTTTTATCTGCCGCCTACGGCGCTCCAATGGGTCAACAAACGGTTCAGCCTACTTATTCAAACCCTCTCGCGGGTATTCTTGGAGGCGCACTAACTGGAGCTAAATTGGGAAGTGCTGTGCCTGGTCTTGGAACGACTGCCGGAGCCATAGGTGGTGGCTTACTTGGTTTGCTTGGGAGGTAATTGTGTCTACATCTAATTTCCTCGGAGGCATCTTCGGTGATATGCCTAGCTATATGGGCGGTCTTTTGGGTGCGGAAGAGCAGGAAAAACTTAGGCAGCAGGCGCAAAATCAAGGATTGCTTAATCTAGGTCTCACTTTGCTAGCCGGATCTGGAAGGAGTCCTGTTAGAAAATCTACAGGAGAACTTGTGGCGCAAGGTTTGATGTCCGGCCAGCAAGCCTACCGTGGTGCTATGCAGCAGGCAGTGCAGGATAGGATGACTGCGCTTCAGCTTGGCGAGATGGCAAGAAAACAAAATGCAATGGAAACCGCTAGACAGCAACTTCCTTTTCTTGTTCAAACAACTGAAACTCCAGGTGCTCAAATCCCGCTTCCGGTCCCAATGGACGAGGAAGGTAACGTCATGCCAGAAGCTCGTATGCCAGTTCAGGTTACACGAGCAATCAATCCGCGAGTCGCAGCAACACTTCGTGGCGTTTTAGATCCTAAGCAATACGCAGACCTGATCAAGGCAGCAGAAACAGAAGTTGGTATCAATGCGACTAAGTATCAAAAATTAGGCGATCAAGTTCTTGCTATTACCCCAGGCCAGAAGCCACAGGTTGTTTATGAGGCTCCACAAAAACTAGTTTTTCAGGCTTCTGATGGAAAAGTTTTGGGCCTGAACCCACAAACAGGGGAAAAAGTTGTTGAGCATAAAACAGGAGCAAAAACAGGATTAAACGACATTGGAAAAGTTTATGTTGCGGTTCGCTTCCCTGGTGTTGAAGAATCTGCCCTAAGTCCTGAACAACTTGCAGAGGCGTTTAATTATTCGCAATTAGCAAACCCTGTTGATGCCGCAAACGCAGCGCAAAACAATTTACGGCTGCAAGCAGAAACAGGTCTGTCTGGCCCAGTTCCTCAAGCAAGGCCTGCGTTGGCTCCAGTGGGGCAACCTCGCGCACAGCCTGCTGCACGGCCTGCCGTACAACCCGCTGCGTCAGTTGCCGCTCCAGCTTCCGCTCAACAAGCAATGGCTCAGGCAGCACAACCGACAACACAACCAACTCAACCGCAAGCTCTTGCCGCTCCGGTGTCAGGGGAGCCTTCGTATACACAGTCAACACCAGAAAATCCAACGGTTGTTAATCCTGCCATTCCCTTAAAAATCAGAAATGAGTTCAAGTCTAAACAACCGCAGGTTTTCAGTGCAACAACCTCAATGCTTCGCACCTTTCGTGATACTCAAAACGATATTCGGGCTTTGCTAAACAACGAGGCTGGCACAAGGGCGGCAACCGGCTTTGGTGGTGAGCTTATCTCTGCCGTACCTGGTACTGAAGCGGCTAACGCAAAAGCTATTATCGACAAGCTGAAAAACCGTAGCTTTGTTGCAAATCTTAATGAAATGCGTCAAGCATCGCCTACCGGAGCTGCTGTTGGCGCGGTCACTGAACGTGAGGGCGCTAGGTTTGAAAACTTAGTGGCTAGCCTTTCTCAAGCCCAAACCTATACTCAATTTAGGAATCAATTGCTTGAGCTTGATCGTTTCATTGCTGATTCCTCAATGGCTACAAAAAACGCTTTTGAACAAGATTATGGGCGTAACAAAACAATTGACACGATGATTGGGCAGATGCCCAAACCATTCCAAACGCAAACAACGAGTGGCGATCTTGGTGCTGCTGCAAGAGCCGAACTTGAGCGTAGGCGAAAGGGTAAGTGATGGATCTAAGCAAGCTATCTGATGCAGACCTAGAGGCTATCGCTGCTGGCGATATGTCCAAGGTTTCCGATACAGGCTTAAAGTATCTATCTAGGCAGTCTCCACCAGATAGGCCTATTGAAGAACGTGTATCAAGGATTCCTGGGCTTGTTGCTCGCGGATTGGCTCCATCTGCTCTTGGAGCTGCCGTAGGATCTCCTTTTGGTCCTGTTGGGATGCTTGCCGGTGCATTGGCTGTCCCTGCTGCTGAGTTGGCATCGCAAGGTTATAACGCGATAGTTCCTGAAGAATATCAACTTAAGGTTACGCCATCTCAAGCCATATCCAACCTGCTAACCCAAATTGGATTGCCGCAACCAGAAACAACCGGCGAGAGGATGATTACGCAAGGATCGAGTGCTTTTGGAGGCACTGCTGCTGGATTGCCTGGGTTTATGCGTATGGCGCAAACCGCAGCAACACCAACAGGAAGGTCTGTATCGGGTCAATTAGCCGCCGCTCCTGCATCACAGATGACTGCCGGTCCGGTTGGTGCAGCTACGGGTGAATTTGTAGAAAGCCAGACCGAATCTCCAATAGCGGGTATGCTTGCAAATATTGTTGCAGGCGGATTTGCCGGAGCAAGGAGAGGGGAAAAGCCTACTGCACCAACAAAAGAGGCTATAAAAGATGCGGCTAGCGCTGCTTATCAAGCAGCAACATCGGCTGGCGTTATCGTGCAGCCAACGAGTTTGCAAAAACGCATTGGTGATATTGAAAACACAGTTAGAAACGCTGGTTTTGATGCAGACCTTCATCCTAAAGTAGCGGCTGTTCTTCGCAGATTTCAAAACGAAGGTCAGACACCTAAGACGCTCGATGAATTAGAGATTCTTAGGCGTGTAGCTCAAGGCGCAGCAGGATCTGTTGAAAAAGACGAACGTAGGCTTGGTCGTTTAATCATCTCAAAGCTAGATGATTATGTTGAAAACCTTGGTCAAGCTGACCTTATAGGTGGTAATGCAGCGGCTGGCTCATCGGCTTTGAAAACGGCAAGGGCTTTGTGGTCCAGGAGTGTAAAGACAGAGACCTTAGACGATATTATTGAGAGGGCTACTACATCCTCAACTCAATACTCTCAATCAGGTATGGAAAACGCTCTTCGGGTTCAATTTAGACAGCTTGCAAACAATCAAAATCGGCTTCGTCAATTTAACTCTGAAGAGCAGGCTGCGATTAAGTATGTTGCTCGCGGCGGGAATGTCCAAAATGCGCTTCGTTATCTAGGAAAACTAGCTCCGACAGGTGTTGTCTCTGGTGGCGTATCGACTGGAGCAGGTTATTTGTTTGGAGGGCCGCTTGGAGCGGCTGTAGTTCCGGCTGTTGGCATGGGTTCTAGATACGCTGCTGAGCAAATGATGCTGCAAAATGTAGAAAACCTGCGTAATCAAGTTCTTTCTGGTAGGCAAATGGGTAGAGGAACGCCTACAATCTACAGTGCGCCAGCAGCGATGCGCGGCCTGCTGTACTCGAATCAAGAGGCTGAGTGATGGCAAAGACAAAGATTTCCGAGTTCTCCTCAACTCCAGGCAACAACACCGATATCGACGGCATTGATATTGCCGAGGGTTGCGCTCCGAGCAACATCAACAACGCGATTCGTGAGTTGATGTCGC